TATTGCTTACCCCTAGATAGTGCTTACGCACCTCCGTATAATCCTCTCGCGTCCAATTTAATAGAGCGTTCCCTATCTTGTCGTCGCCTACTATCTTCTCTAGGCTATGTCTCTGCCGTAGGTCTATTATGTCGGCCTCGCTTAAATTAAAGAGCTTTTTATAGTCGAATATCTCCCTAATATCCTTAATATTGTCCGGTACATCATCTAACCCCTCTAGGCGTATGCCGTCCATTATCTCACTAAATGCTTTCGTAAGGTTAGGAAATAGCGCCTTAGCCTCTTCCCACCCCTCCTTATGCGCGTAAGCTCTAAATAGGTTAGCGAAGTTCTCCGTCATTTGGTTTTCTACGCTAGCGTAATATCTTATGCCGTGTCCCGCTACGTAATAGTCGTTAAAGAACTTCCCCTTAGTCATAGAGTCTATAATGTCGCTAAAGCCTCTATGGTAGTCGAACTCCGGCTCGTACTTGTATCCCTTTCTCATACCCTTACGTACCCCTCTCGTAAAGAATACGTCCTTTTTGGTAAACCACTTATCCCTAAGAGCGGTTAGAGTTTTGTCTCTTTTTTCTCTAAAGAATTGCGGGTGCGTACTGCCGTCGTCAATAAGCCCTAGTAGTTTAGCGTCCGCTTCGCTAGCTTCTTTTAGCGCTGTATGAGACAAGAAAAAGGTATGCTTGTCTTTATTTAGGATATTGTCTATAAAGTGTCCGTACTCGTGAAAGAATACCCCCTCTTTGCCTTTTGGCGTAGAGATAGTCTTTGAGTAGTGGTTATACCACCCGTTACCCGTAATAAGGTTTTTAGGCTTCTCTAGCTTGTCTATGACCTGTAGCGCTCTGGTCATACCTTTTTTTAGATAGTCGTTATACACTTTACCGAAGCCGAAGTCTATAACCGGCCTTACGTCGTTATCTTTGGCCTTAGTAGGCGCTTTTACCGGCTTCTCTTTCGGAGGTACTACCGGCTTGTTTAAGAACTTCTCTCTAATCTCCGCGATAGTGAATAGCTCGCCGGTCTTGATGTCTACGAAGTCCTTTATCTCTAGTTTTCCGGTCTTGTATAGGTCGTAGCGTCCCTTGCCTAGATAGTTTAATTGAAAGCTATCGCTCTGTCCGCTAAACCACTCCCCGAACTTGGTCTTAGCGCTTATCTGCCCTTTAGTGTCCCCGTTCTGCGCTCTTGTAGTGTCCGTCTTGAAGTCCGTTACTGCTACGAGCCTACTTCTACATCGAAAATGACGAGGAGGGCGGTTAGGTATCTTGTCGTAGGTCGGATAGCCTTGCTTCTTGTAGTACATACGCCCGTCCATAGAGGCGCATAGCAAAGACGTCCTAGAGTCTAGTACCGATACGCTTTTCCAACCGGTTATTACGTCGCTAAATTCATCATAGGCCACGCCGTCCGCTTCGTCCCTAGCGCTAGAGATAGCCGTATGTATGATAGCCTCCATATTCGTAGTCGCTCTCGCTCCGGCCTCTTTTACCTTTTGCGTGATGGCCTTGTATCCGATGTTAGAGGCGAGACCTCCGGCGATAATCTGCTTATAACTATTAATCTGCGCGGTCTTGGCATTATCGAATAGCTCCCTAAGTGTGTAGGCCTTGTCTCCTACTAGGCGTATCTCGTCCATAGAGATAATACGCTTCATAGTCTCTCTAGGTAGACCGGCGTAAGCGTATCCTACTCCCGTAGCTCCGTTTAGCGCTTCAAAGATACTCTCGTGTTCTATCTTGGCGAACTCTTGCATATCCTCTTGGATAGGCTCGATTAATTTACCGTATAGCGTGTCTATCTCTTGATTTAAGAGCTTTTCTAGCGCTACTTGTCTCTTTATCTGCGTAAGGTCGTCTAAGCGCTCTAAATTGCCGTATACGGTCGTAAGCGCTTCGTTAAGTGCGTCTATGTATATCTTTTGCGTTCCGGACTTGAAACGCTCTTGTAGCATAGAGAGTTTTGTTACTGCGTCTAACATTTACTACCCTAGTAGGTCGGTGTTTTGGTTACGAGCTTCTAGCTCTGCTAAGGCTAGCTCTCTGTCTACCTCTCCTAAAAATTCTCTCTTCTCCATTTCGTCCCAAAATTGCGCGAGCGTGATAGTGCCGGCCTGATACATTTCGAGGTACATTTTCGCCTCTGCCGGAGATAGTGCTACACCTGTAAAGTCTCTATTTACCGTTATCTCTCCTATGGTCGGCTTACCCATAAGGTCGCACCAATACGAATAGGCGAGGTTAAGACTCTTCTCCAAAGAGGAGGCCATACTAGAGAGGTCGCTTGTCTCTCCGGCCGACGTGATACCCGCCTCCGTAGCGGTCTGCTCTTTTTGCGTAAGGATAGAGATACCGATAGATAACATACGCTCCTCTATGTTCTTTATCTCCGCTTGTAGCTTGTCTACTGACGTGCCGGCGAACTCTACCCACTCGAACTTACCCTCTCCGACGCGCTCGAACTTGACGGCCTTATCTACCCCGATGTCTACTTGCGTTTCGTTATCTATGTCCCCTGAGATAACCGGTATAGGGTTAGAGGCGATAAAGAGCGTCTTATCTAGCTGAGACTGATAGTTATAATGCTTTAGGTTAAGCTCTGCAAGGTCTAGGTATCTAGGCGTAGCGTCAAAAAAGCCGGCCTTATTGGAGTAGAACGGTACGATAGGGATATACGATAGGTTATTCGTCCATTCGTATTGTAGGATATTGTCTCTATAGACCGCTCCCCCTCCGATGAATAAGACGCGCTCTTGCTCTACGCTTTTTTCCTTGAACTTTCCCTCGTACTCCGTTACTGTCTCTTTTAGGGTTATCTGTATTAGCTTCCCGTTCTCGATACGTCGGTTAAGGACTTGGTTAGCTTCGTACTTGATGAAGTAAGGGACGAGACCTAGCGCCTTTTGCTGTGCTAGGCTTGCTACCTCTCCCTCGTGTCTTGGTACGTCCACTAGAACGTAAGAGATACCGTCCCATAGGCTCGACTCTTCGGTATCCTTAGCGAACTCGTTAAAGTTAGTGTCCGCGTCGTCGATGTCCTCTATACGCTTCATAAAGTCCGCGTCTAGGTCTATAAGCGATATGTCTTTTCTGAATATCATACCGTTAGCGGTCTTGATGGTCTTTCGTGTTTGGTTAAAGAGGGTAGAGTTATCCTGTCTCCACTTGTACCCCTTGTCTCCCTCTCTCTCCCACTTGTTTAATAGCTTCTTGGCCGTAGCCTTACCGCCTTTAAAAGCGTTCATTACTGCGAGAGCTTCTTTCCTGTTCTCGTATAATCCGTCGGTAAATTTAGGTGAGTCGGACATTTTTAGCCTTTTTTTGATAATTAGGCTTAGTATCGCATAGCTAGCGTAGACTTTTGCGGTTATCGCATTACGTAGTCGTCTACACTTAGCCTATGTTTGATTAGTCCATACCTACGTACTATTACATATCCGCCGGAGTCTGTATAATCGTCTATCGCTCCGCCTGTATGCTCGTCGTACTTCTCCGGCTTCCCGTTTTTGTCCCACCCCTGTACCGCGTAAGCGTGAGAGAGACGAGGACATCGCGCCTTATTGATACGGTATAACCCCTTAGAGAACATATTATTAACCGAGTTTACCCTGTCCCTTACCGAGCCGTTTACGCTAGGGTAGTCGAACTTGATAGGCTCTCCTGTATTGACGTTATCCTTTAGTATCTGTATATCCGTCTTGGAGGCGTTAGAGCTTTCGTTATCCCCTGAACTGTCCGGATAGAACGTAATCGCGTGGCCTTTGTAGCGCTTGTTTATCTCTATGGCTATGGCGTACGTATCCTTTGGAGCGAACTCGTCTACTGCGTGCGGTTTTCCGTCCCTCTCCACGTGTACCGTTACCGCGCACCCGCCTACGTTGAAGTCTAGGCCTATAAGTAGCCTATCTCCTCTCTCCACCCTCTCGTTAGAGTTATGCTCGTGGACGTCGTAGAAGTGGTAGACCTTATCTTGCGTAAGGGAGACCATCTTACCACGCGTAAAGAGATTAGCGAGGATAGCGTCGTACATTTCGAGAATATCGTCGAGGTAGTCGTCCGGTAAAAATGGATTATCCGCCGTACACGCCTCTATCAAGTGGTAGTCTCCTACGCGTCCCCCGTTGAGTAGCTCGTAGTTACCCGCTCCGTCCATAGTGGCCTTATCTATGCACCGGTTATATAGCTCGTAGACGTATCCCTCCGTCCCGTAGTCCGGCGTAGTGATAACCCCGATAGTGTTAGGCTTTCCGTCGGGTTTCTTTTGACGGTTACGCTCCCTTATCTTCTTATAGACGTGCTTCGCGTCTGCGGGTTTCATCGTATCGAGTTCGTCGATTACAGAGTCGGCCACTTCATAGGCGATAATCTTCTCCGGATTAGACATAGACCGAAAGAATATCTTACCACGCTTACCGGTACGTCCCCATAGCTCTATCGTCTTGTCCGTCTTATTGGTCGTAAACGGCTGTCCTGTACGCTTTAGCTCTGCCTCCACTCCGGACATACCTCTATCCCGTATAAGGTTGTAGTCGGGCATATAGTAGGCCACGTCTAGGGTAGGGTACTTGTACTTTAGGTTAAGGATACGAGCGATACCTGCGTCCGTCTTACCGCTTCCAAGACCTCCGATAAGAGCCGGATACTTGGCGTCGCTCGTTACAAAAGCGACTTGATGGATTAAGGACTTTTTCTTAACCCTGATACGTGGGACTATTGGCGCTTGACTCACTCTTCACCTCTTGCCATCGCCTTAGCCTGTTCTATCTCGTCCATATTGATAACCTCTACATCGTAACCCTCTATCTCCGGTACTTCAAAGTTAGCCATAAGTCCGTTAGTGTTCTTAATCTCCGTCTTTGGCGCGTGTCTTTGGTTTACGTTTAGCGTTACGCTCGCCTTGTCTACTGCCTCCATAGACTCTTTTAGGTCTCTAGGAGTAAGAGGGTGGTCTACGACCTTGCGTAGAGTCGCTCCGTCCTTAAAGTCTTTCTCTATCCTCTGTACCGTTCCGTTATTCATAATCTTAGCTACTTGGTCTAGTATCTTGCTCGTAACGTCGTATACCTTTACCCTGTTATTGTCGTCGTTAAACTCCTGTTCTAACCGGTACTTTACTGCGTTGTCTATCTCTCGGACTTCTGCCGGACTTTTACCGGACTTTTTCTCTCGCTCGATGATTAACTGCGCCTCGACGATATGGGCGTTTTCCGGCTCTACGTCCTTAGTAATATTCCGTATCGTTTTCTCGTCCACTTTGTAGCTCTTGGCTAACTCCGCTTTCGTATACTGTCCGGTCTTATACTTGGCTACGATATTGCTCTTTTGTCTCTCGGTTAATTTAGCCATCTAGTCCCTCGACTTTAAACCCCGCTTCTGCAAAGAGAGAGGCTTCTCGCTCTCCTATTACATAAAACCCGTTCACCTTATACGCTTTGGGTAGCTTAATATCCGACATATCTTTTTGTCTAGGCCTGTCTTGTCTTTTGTAGCCTGTAAATGATTTATTTTTATTTCTCATTTAGTCCTCTTCGCTAAATAGGCTAGGCTGTATATAATTGCCTTTGTCGTTGATGATAAGCTCCATACTCTCTAGTATCTTGATGGCCTTGCGTATCTTGGCCGTTTGGTTATAGGCCTGTACTTTGTCGTATACCGCTCCGTTAATCTTATCGTGTACGTCCGTAAGCATATCCACGTAGCTACTAAGGTCTAAGCTAGAGGCTATAAGTGTACGTAGTGTCTCGTCTCTCATACGTGAGATTATGATAAGCTCGTCCTCGTACTTCTCTACTCCCCTGTCTAGGTCGAAGTCCTCTTTAATGCGGTCTCTATCCGCTCTCCCGTTCGCTTGTCTATGTAGGAACGTGATACACCCGATAAGGTACTCCTCTGCTAGCTCTAGGTTTTCGTCGTCTATCCTGTCTATACATACGTAATACAAAGCCTCGATATTCGCGTCCATTAGTTCCCTCCTACGGATACGTTAAAGAGGTTTCTACTCTTCTCGCCTTGTACGGTACAGTACGTTATAGACTTCATCGTGCCTATCTGTCTACCAAAGCCGTTATTTGACGCCCACGCATTTAGAGGAGCGATATTACGATGGGACTCCGCCTTACAGAGCCTACCGTCTACGACCTTATCCTTATGGTTGTGTCCGAAGTGGTAGTAGCGGTTACGTGTCTCGCTCCATACGCTTTCGTTGTGCATAGCCATACACTCGCCGGCGTCGTGCATACGTAGGCCGTCCCCGTGAGCAAAGCCTAGTAGCGTGCTTCCGTGTAGGTAGTATTTTTGTGGAGCTGGAGAAGTGTCTACGATTACTCTAGGCTCGTCTTTAAACCAAGCCTTTACGAAAGCTCTTATCGCGTGCGATGTAACGATGTCGTGGTTTCCGCCTATATTGATAAAGTGGACGGTCTCGTGTTTTTTTAGCGCTTCATTGACTAGATTTACCATAGCCTCCATAGCTACGGTTAGTACCTTAGAATATCTACCGTCTACGTCTAGGTTATGTCCGTTCGTAGGCGTTTGGTTTTTGAAGTTGTCCCCCTCTGTAGTGTCTCCCAAGTCTGCGATAATGGCTACCTTAGTGGCCGGAGAGTTCTCTACTAGATATGATATTGCGCTTTTAAGCTGAGTGTCCGCTATGGTTAGGTCGTAATCCCTGTCTAGTGTCTCTTCTCCCCACATATACGCGCCGAAGTGTAGGTCGTTACTGATATAGACGTTAAGTAGGTTTTCGTCCATAGAGTGAGTAGGTACTTCCGTTACTGTGGCCTTGCCCTCTGCATTAGCTACGATAGCGTCTATCGCGTCTTTTAATGCTTTGGCTTTGTCCTCTACTGCCTTATTGGTCTTTACCCATTGTATGACCGCCTCTCCGTCCTTATTGTATGCCGTAGACGTTCCGGTAACTGCTAGGCCTGTATCTGCTAGGTTACTGTCCGCGATGAAGTGGTCGCCTTTACCTATTGCGGACATTTTCTTTTTAAGTAGTGCTAGAGTCGCGTATATGGTACGCTCTTTTACGCCTAGAGCTTTACCGGCTTTTTTGACGTGGTTTATCTCTATGAGCTTCTTGATTATCTCCTTTTGTCTTGGAGTCTCGCATACCTCTAGGTATCTCTCGTATTTACTGATTACGTTCATTATGCCACCGCCTTAGCTTTTACAGTATTACACTCGTAGCGAGTCTCTACGCCGTTATTTACCTCGATAAACGTATCTACCCCGTACTTACTATAGGCTACGGCCAAAAATAGTTTATATCGCATTTGGTAGTCTTTTGTTTTTCTGCCCTTTACCTCTACGACGATTTTCTTACCGTTCTCGCAGTATTCAAAGTCCGGAGTATATTTAAGTCCGGTTATGGTCGCTTTCCCGCTTTTTGTCTTGTCCGACTCTACGGTAATGCTGTCCGTAAGCATAAAGAGAGGTTGTAGCTTTAGCTTGTCTATCTCGAAGCGCTTTAGCCTGTTAGCCAAGATTAGAAAATGGTCTGCCTCTGCCTTAGACGGAAATTCGTAGCTCTCGTGCTGAAAGGTAACAGTAGTTTTTTTAGCGTTGTTATGTCTAGCCATTATGTACCCTCCAATTACGAGCGCCTATAACTATGGCTCTCGCTCTTAGCTCTTGGCTTCCGCCGTCCTTGCCGTGATGTATGGCGTAGTGGCAAGGTACACATATACCCATAAGAGAGCGGTCGTCCTTGTCCGCGCCGAAGCTCCCATAGAGTGAGTGGTGATACTCGCCTATCTTATTGACCTTACATAGCTGACAAAAGCCTTTAGAGATACGGTCTATCGTACCTACGAAAGACTCTAGCTCCGGCTTCGATAGCTTTTTGTCGTTCTTGGCCTTATTCCAATTCAACTGCTTAGATTTACTTAGCGTCATTATTCGCCTTTTTGAGAATAACCCTAAGTAGTAGGAAAACATAGAGCCAACTTGTAAGCGTCCAAGTCGTAGCGTAGAAAATAGTCTTATACGTCCCGTATCTAGCCTTAAAGTTGTCCCAAGAGATATAGTTCGCAATAAGTATCAAAATAAAAGCGACGATAACGCCGTCTAGGTATATATCAAGTAGCATAGTTACGCTCCTATTACCGGTAGTCTAGTAGAGGAGTGCGCGTATCCTGTAGCGTGTGTGAGTGAGTGCTTTTTTGAAGCGTGCGTAGAGTGTCTTTGTAGGCCTAAGTTCATTTTCTAACTCCCTTAAAAGTTTTTCATTATGTCTAATCGCTTTAAAAACCCTATGAAGCCGTAGCGCAACTTCGTAAGGTCTAGTGTCGGAGTAGTAGAGCTTCTCGTAGAGCGCTTTACCTTTTTCCAACTTGTAACGTAGCGCCTTATGGTAAGGCATATACATAAACTCTTTAGCGTCAATTCCGTATAAGTATCTAGTCGTATCCATATAACTTATCTTAGTCTATTATCCCCGTGTACGTGCGGTTTACTTCATATCTCGCCTCCGGACATACAAGAGTTGCTCGTCCTAGTATTAAGCTCCCCACTATGGCGTCTTAACATATACGGCTTTATGTTCTTGTCGATAGTGTCTTTTTTCTTGTATTTTCTAGGGTTTTTAATCCTGTCCTCTTTCGTACAAGGTAAACACATTTTGGAGTAAAAACTTATCTTTACCCCGCATTTACATACTCCCGTCCCTTTTTCGTCGCTCTGACCTTTACCCATTTTTAACCCCCGTAGTGTATTTATTAAATATTCGTCTAATTACGTATGTCCTAGCGTATGAACTGATAAAGAACATAGCGCTAGAGATAGTCGCTTGCGTGGCTGTGGTAGCCACTCCCATAACCGGAAAAACGAAGTAGACCAAGCTCCAACCTATCGCTAGTCCGGCCACCTGATTAACTCCGGCCTCTATATGCGAGGCTCTCTTACTCTGCATTACTTAGACCTTGTTTTTAGCTTGAAGTCCCACCCGTAGAACTTGTCGAAGCGTACTATCGCAAAGCGGTCGTTTTTGGCATACCATAAAAGTATCTTTAGCGCTATGTCGTACCCGAACTCTAGCTTAGAGATAGATTGATGGTCGGCCTCTGATACTGTCGCTATCTTAGAGTACGTCTCTCCCTCTTCTTCGTGCATATAGGAGACGAACTGCCTAACCCTGTGGAGTAGCTCGGACTTCTTGGCCTGTTTATCCTTGAAGCCGATAACGTCCATCATCTTAACGCCGTCTACTTCGTGTATAAACTCCGTGTATTTTTCGTACTGCTTATCGTAGAACGTACACGGGTTTACGCCTAGCTCCTCTCCGGCTTCCGCTAGAGGTAGGAGGTAGTTACATTTTGCGCTCATTATGCGACCTTTTCGTACTCTTTAAAGTCCACTTTACTAAGTACCTGAGTCTTTTTTACCGCTCCTACAACCGGATAGACGAGCATAGAGACGCCTCCGATATTGTCTAGCTTCCACTCTTTACCCTTAGCGTCTTTCACCCTGTTACCAATAGAGAGGAAAACCCCGTTTTTATCCTTAACGCTATTGACCTCTTTAGGCTCGAATTTGTATTTAGGCTCTTTTGCTATTCCGTTCATCATTTTTTTATCTCCTTATATGTTCTTAAAATTTACTGCGTGTCTAACCACGTAGGTAGCTGAGTATTTCAATATCGCGTTATAGCTCGCGTCCTTTATCTTCATACCCTTGATTGTTACGTCCCTCCACTTAAAGAGCTTTCGCTCCTGTAGGTAGTAAAGACAATTCTCTTTTTTATGTATCCTAAACGTGCGCTTAAACATTTTCCAACCTCCTAGAACGGTATCTCGTCCTCGTTAATATCTATCTCCGGTACGTCGCTACTTGGAGACTCCTCTTCTTGATGTGGAGCGCTGTAAGAGCTTCTATTTCCTCCGCCTTGTCCGCCGTTCTTATTGCTTCCGTAGAAGTCGAAGTCGTTTAGAGCGATATATGTTTTACTCTTCTTAGCGCCGTCTGTACCCGTCCAAGAGTCATACGCTAGCTCTCCGTTTATTAAGATACGGTCTCCTTTACCAAAGTGATTATTTATAATCTCGCCTTTTTTCCCAAAAGCCGTTACCTCGAAAAAGTGCGCCTTGTCTGTGTAGCTTCCGTCCGTCTGTTTTACTTTTTTGTTCCACGCGATACCAAAAGAGGCAATAGTTAGGCCTCCATTAGTTTGTCTTGTTTCTATGTCTCTCGTAATCGTTCCTAGTATGTTAATATTGTTCATTTTGTAACCCTCTCTTTATAGATTTTTTCGTATTGTTCTGCCTTGCCTAAATCTTTAAGCGCCTCGTCTTTTTTCCCTAGTCTTAGCCTGTACTTGAGACCATTGCCTTTTAGATACCCTTTAAACTCTTCCGGAGTCAAAGAGGCCTCTATGATGTCTAAGGCCTCCATATCAAAAAATTTATAATGGCTAGGCTCTTTAATGTCGTCCACTTCCATAGCTACCCCTCGTACGTAATCTCTATAGGCTTAATGCCGAATATCTCCGATTTATTAATCACCGCCGTAAATGTTCTATCGTCCTCTCTATTCTTAGTGCATTTGATTACCCTCATATCCTCGTCGTACATTTCAAAGCCTAGCTCGTCTTTTACTATCTCTCCGTTTACCTCTTTTTTCATCTTTAGGACGTAAAAGATATAGTCCGCGTCGTACTCTGCGTCGTTACCGTGCTTAATAGATAGCACGCCGTCGCGTTCTGCACTTTGGCTCATTTGGTTAATAATGTAGATATTCACCATAAGCGTACTTGTAAGCTCTGAGAGCATTTGAGAGATAAGCGAAAATCTGTCGTACTTGTCCGCCACGCCCTTAACCATAATTTTCATCGTAGAGTCGATAACGAAGTGATTTACTCCGGACGCGTTTAAGAACTTAATCTCTGCGATAATCTCGTCTAGGTATCTGCTAGAGTTGTAATAGAGTAGGTTGTCGTCGCTGTGGTCGAAGTCTTTTAGCTTCTCTACGACTCTCTTCTCCCCCATTTCAAAATCTATCCAACATACCGGCTCGTAGTTACTTAGGCTTGTAAGTATCTTTAGCATAAAAGAGGACTTACCCGCGCCTCTGCTTCCGGCTATCTGTATATAGTTCCCTAAAGAGAGTCCGCCTCTCTCGCCTCTCATTTTCTGCGCCTCTGTTACGAGTTCCATATCTAAAGAGCGAATACCCGTCTCTCTCTTTGGTCTCTTTGGCATTTCTGCTACGCGCTTCTTAATCACGTGGATAGGTAGCGACTTCTGCCTTTTGATATTGTCGTCTACGCTTAGGAGTACCTCTCTTTTTAGGTCTAGGTACTCTAGCTCTAGTCTGCGTCCCTCTTCAAAGTCTGTCTCGTACGCTCTTATATACTGCTCTTGGAGGCTTCTAGCCTGTAACGCTTTTTCTTTTAGCATACCAACCCCCTAGCGATACGTTGTCTATGCTCTTTTTCTAGGTCGTCGTAGACTCTCTTAGCGACGCTCAAAGGCATAGGTAGCTGTGCTAGTATCTCTATCCACTCCGCAAGTAGAGGAGACTTAGCTATAGCGCTCTCTATCGTGATACTTTGGTATCCGTACATTTTATCGCCCTTAGTCTCCTCGTTTAGCTTCTCTACTATCCTCTTTTGTAGCTTCGTGCTGAACACGTCCACGTCCATAAGGAAAGCGTTAGATAAGTCCTCGTGAGTGTCGTTAGCGAATAGGAACGCCGATAAGACCGCGTTCTCTCTGTCCCTGAGTATTACGCCCATTGTCTACCCCCTAAGCTCTTTTGAGTAGTGCTACCGTTACGCTCCGCGTCCCATTTAGCCTTATTTTTCGCCCACGTGTTATAGGCGCTCTTAAAGTTTACGTATTGGTTTCCTTTTGACTCTAGGCCGTTGATAAACTCCTCGTACGTTAGCTTATAGGTAGAGTTCTCGATATACTCTCTTAGCTTCTCTAGGTAGACTTTGCTAAGGTTTCCTACAGATGTTTTTCTACTGAGCGTAAAGCTGAAAATCTTAGGCGAGCTAGTCTCTTCTTTTGTCTCTTCTGCCTGTGGTTTTTCGCTCTTGGAGTTCATAAGCCTATTTATCTCGTCGAAGTCTGCGCCTGTACTCTCCATAAGGATAGATTTAACCTTTAGGAGTAGCGCCTTAGACCATATAAAATAGATACCCTCTTCGATGTCTACTTGTACCGAGCGCGAGTTCTTATTCCTGTCGTAACCGAACATAAGTACCGCTTTGGTAGAGATTATCTTACCGTTATGCGTAGCTGTTACTTGGATAGAGCCACCCGTAAACTCGCTAGGAGTGTAAGGCGTTTTCTCTATGATAGTGTTATTCACTAGGTTAAGTAACTGCTCGTCCGTAAAGCTGTTAGTGTTCATTACGCGACCGCCTTATAGGAGGCGTATCTTTTGTCGCCGTCTTTTACCATAGTGGTAGATATGTCTAGGCCTTGCTCTTTAAGGTTGAAAATAACCGCCGAAAGCCTAAAACACCCGAACATATTAAGCGCCTCTATAGGCGTGATAGCGTTTCCGTCCTCTAAATACTTTTTGATATTGCTATGCTGTGTATTTGTTCTTTTGCTCATAATAAAATCTCCCATAGATTTAAAGCCACTTAAAACACCTCTCCCCTAAAACTATGGGAGTCAAAGAGCGAGAGAGGTTTTAAATAGGCTCTTTAAATAACACTATGGTAAAATTTCAAGTTACCTTAGTGTAACGCGTGTTTAAAGCTATGGTCGTTAGTATTTGCCGTACCCGACCATAGCCACCCCTTAACGCCTCGTAAGACGCTAGAGGGTAGCTACTGCTACCGTTTTGCTATATATCCTCTAGTAACCTAGCCATCGTACTAGCTAGTAGGTTTTTCTCTAGTAGGGCATACGTGAAGTTTAAGCAAAATCTCTGCGCCTCTGCGTCGCTGTCGAAGTGCCTATCGTCCGTAATCGTCTGTAACTTATCTAGCTCTCTGTCGCTAAACTTAATCGTCTTAGGATTGTCGTACTTTTGTTTTTCCATCGTATGCCTCTTGTAATCTTGATGTATTACTATTTTTAATGTTACTATTCTCTTGTAGGTAAGTTTTTATGTCTACCCACGCTCCAAAAGGGATAGAAAACTTTTGCTCCAACTTGTAGCGCAAGTCCGCATTAGGTTTCCGTCTCCCGACCATTATAGAGGCTATCATACTCTCGGAGTATCCCTCTGTCTTGAGTATGTTTTTAATTTGTTTTCCGTCCATAGCAAGCATTGTACATTATGTACTCTTAAACATAACTTTAAAAACTTGTACTTTTTTGTATTTTTTATACATTTTGTACTTTTAAAATTTGTATTCTATGAAAGGGAAAAAATGACTACTAAGGACTTTATTATGTTCGGAGACGCGCTAGACACGCTAATGAGAGAGAAGAGAGTAACGAATAAGGGACTATCTGAAAGACTGCAAGATACTTTCGGATACAAAATAAGTAAAGAGAGTATCGCTAAGTATCGAAATAATGATAGGACTCCTAACCCTGTGCTTATAGGGTATATGGCCGACGTATTGGACGTTACTACCGACTTTCTACTAGGGATAGAGACTAAGGCCGTCGTAACCGTTCCGGTGATAGGTCTCGTATCCTGTGGCGACAAGCCTAGTAATTTCCTATACTCTGTAAAAAAGACCGCGTACTATAACGGTGTGGACTTTAATAGCGATATGTACTGTCTTATAGCGAACGGTAGCTCTATGTCTCCGGAGATAGAGACTAGGGACGAGATTATCTGTAATCCAAGAGTAGAGCCGGTAAGCGGAGACCTAGTACACTACAAGATTAACGGCGAGAACTGCGTAAAGGTGCTTTGGATAGATAACGAGGCCAATATCATACAGTTAATACCGTACAAGATTACCGACGACTTTAAGACGACGACTATACGTATGGACGACGATAGATACGACGACCTAGTTATGGCTAAGGTGGTAGGTATCAATAAGATTACGTTCGACAATAGACAAAGCCGGCTCTCTCTTATAGGTCGATGAATTTTTAAATTTTTTTCTCTTTATTAGATATTAGATAGTAGATATATAGATAAGATAGGCGACGTACTACTTACCGTACGTCTTTCGTACTACCGTAGTACGAACGTAGTACGAAGCTCCTAAACACTACACAAAATTACAACTTTACAATTTATCGCATATATATAGTAAGCATTTCCTATGCTGTCCCATACCCTCCTATACAATTTATACAATTTTTAACAAAATAGTACATAAGGTACTTTTTTTAAGTTTAATTTTATAGTACATTATGTACAATTCAACTGTAGCAAGTCGCTACGATGATATTTAACTTAGCATTGTTAAGAGACGAGCTTTTTAGCGAGTGGTTTTAGACGGTAGACTCCTGAATTTTATTTATGTTCTCCCTTTTTAAAACTTTACTACCTGAGTTTTACCACTCACTAAAGAGCTTAACGCAAAAATGAAAATTTGAGTTTATTTGAGTTTTATTTTTTTAAGTGTTCATTGGAGCATTTAAAAAAGCCTTGCTACTTTGGACGGAAAACAAGGCTTTACACGGATTAAAAAACGGTGCTACATAGTGTAGCCAAAAATTCATTTATTTACAAAAAGGGTACGCGATGTTTAAAGAGTACGACGGAGACGGGATAGAGACTCCTGTTACATACGAGTTAAAAGAGAGCTTCAAAGGTGAGGCTAGACAAGAGATTTTAGAGCGATTTTGTTTTGATACTGCGCTATACGACGAGTACGAAATAAATACGGATAACGGAGAGGCTACGCTTACGACTAAAGAGTGGATAACGCCTTTTGAGGTTATGCAATTAAATCTAATTAGCGATTACTCAAAAAACGAATTTTGGGAAGATATTACGGTAGAGAAGCTAGACCGTATCCTTAACTCACATCGAGAGCTATTCGGCGTGAAAGACGAAAGGGAGGTAGCGTAATGAGTTCTAAAGATTTAACCAAAGCGCTACAAGACGAAAAACTCAAAGGCCTAAGCGCCGGAGAGTTCGCCAAAGCTACCAAAGAGAACGACGGCCTAGAGTGGTTAAGCGGGAACGCTAGACCTTTAAAAGTTACATTGATTACGAATAGGGGGTAACTATGAAAGAGATTTTAGAAAAACTAAGCGAGCCTCTCGCAAAAGAGGACGTGGAGCTTAGAGTAGGTCAAGTTACAGATAAAGGCTTTAGCTTACTGCTTTACAAGACTGCTAGAGTAGATATTAAGCGCCTAAATGACTCCGGCGCTCTTTGGACTAACGAGCATAAGTACGACGACAAAAACCTTTTAAAGTGTGTTATATCTATCTATGACGCCGAGCATAGCATTTGGATACCTAGAGAGGATATAGGACGCGAGAGCAATACGGAGGCCGAAAAAGGGAACTACTCCGATAGCTTCAAGAGAGCCGGTTTTAGATGGGGGATAGGCCTAGAGCTTTATAACGCTCCTTTTATTTGGATTACTGCTTTCACTATAACAGAGTTCAAAGGCAAGAAAAACCCTAAAGACTTCTACGCGTCCGACCTGACTATCACTGAGTACGAGGTTAAGGACGGCCACTTTACGAAGCTGACTATCGAGTATAAAGGCAAGGGTGTAATCTTCTCTATGGATAAGAATAAAAAGACGGCCACGAAGCCGGTAAACCAAAATAAACCGGCCAATAACCAAAAAGCAAAAGAGGAGACGCCACCGGCTACGCCTCTAGTAGACGTTGCTACGCCTGACGATATTCTAACCATAGAGGCGCTTATCACTTCTACCAATAGCGATAAGGACAAGTTCTTAAAGGCGTTCCATATAGAGAACTTAAACGATATGCCAAAAGCGCACGTCGAAAAAGCGATAGCGCTTCTAACAAGCAAGACAAGAAAGGCTAGCTAATGAATACTTTTGATTTAACGCAAGAATTTAAAGCTCTCGACGAGCTTATGAATGAGATTAACCCTGAGACGGGAGAATTTTTAAACTCGGCCGATGATATACAAGAGTATATCGACGCCCTAGAGCTTAGTAGAGGCGATAAGCTAGACTCTATCGAGAGACTAAAGAGAGATAACGCCTCCAAAATCGACGCTATAGGAGCGGAGGTTAATCGTCTACAAGCGTTCGCTAATCAGATTAAAAAGAATAACGAGCGTCTTATAGAGTTACAGATGATACTCACCGGAGGCAATAAGATAGAGACGAGCTTCTACAAGTTTAGCTCTCGACGCACCAAGAGCGTAGAGATAATCGACGAAGCCTTGCTAGACGAGCGCTTTAAGGTGCATAAAGAGACGGTTACTCCTGATAAAAAGGCCATTAAAGAGGCTATGGATAACGGCGAAGTGGTGCTAGGCGCTGACTTCAAAGAGAGCGTATCTCTCTTAGTGAAATAATGACTATTACGGATAGGTTTAACCGGTTTTACCACGCGATACTATCCGAAGCGTTCACGAAAGCCCGCTCTATCTCTTTTAGGGAGTGGCGGGACGATAGCGGTAACGGCTGTCTAGTCTTTTACAAGGGCGAAGCTCCGGAGGGAGACTACGACTGTGTAGCGTGTGCTAAAGGGACTCCGTTCGAGCTAGATACATCATTAAAGACTATCTTTAAAATGATGAATTTAGACTACGAGATAGACGAGACCGGAGATAAAAAGGTCTCTACTACGGAGATAGAAAACGTACAACTTTGTAGGCATATAGATTGGATTACAAAGATACTTAACGAGAACGGTATAGAGTTCGACCACGATATAGAAAAATGGGAGCGCCTTAAACAAGAGGCCGGAATTTATGAATAATAAAAAGGGGTATAAGATGATAGAGCTAGCGATAATTTTATTAGCCGTAGGCGTTGTAGGATACGGAGTTAAGGGTATGTTAGACGACGACGACGAGGAGCATTATATAGAGCGATACGACGATAGAGTGGTAGGCTTTGTGGGCGGTAAGATAGCCCTAGTAGATAGAGGTTGCAAAGATGGGAATTAAAGAACTTTTATTATTAGTGTCATTTTTTGCTCTGCTAAAGATTAGCTCCGGAGTATCTGATATATCTAAGTATATAGAGGATAGAAATAACAAGATAGAGGCGGTGAAAAATGAACGCTAAAATGACTCCTAACCTAAAAAAGAGGGTAGCCAAGTACGGGACAAAGAACGTAGACAAGAGCGTAACGCTCTCGGCTGTGTTCACTACGTACGGCGGTATCTGCCAAGAGTGCGGGATAGAGACGAAGCGTATCCACCCGCCTAGACACGATAGCGCTTCTATAGAGCATATCATACCTCTATCGAGAGGAGGTAGCCATACGTGGGATAACGTGGAGCTACTGTGCCATAGGTGTAATACCGGACGAAACAAGAGCGATAGTAAGCTAGTAAATGTCTTTACCTTTAAGGTATTCGGATACATAGTAAACATAGTAAGGAGAGAGTATGCCAAAGCCTAACTCTAAAGTAAAAAAGGCTTTCGCTTTGGCCTCTATTGCCGGAGCTATGATAATGACGGCCAATAGTGGGAGACCTAAGCTCGTAGCGCTTAAAGTACAGATAGATAAGGCTATGAAAGTATTTAGCATAAAGGCAAGTAGGGACTACTACGTAATATCGCACGATATACAAGAGCTTTGGTCTAAGATGGCCGAGAGACACGATAATAAGCTGACCGTAGACGAGGTAGAGGTCTTTATAGATATGGTCTTAAATCTCCTACCTAGAGCCGATATGAAAGCGTTTTTAGGTATCAGTTATACCACTAGCCAAAATGTACGCGACAAAAGAAAATCGTCGCTATTGGTGGCCGTGATGGAGCTTGACGCTATGCTTAATAAAATGTTCTCGCTAGAGGCTACGGCTACAAGAGATAGTATCGCTAGAGTGATGGTAAAACCTATCAAGACAAAAGCGGTTAAAAAAGAGAGGGACAAGGCGAAGCCAAAGGCTTTAAAAATGATTAAGAATAGGATTAAATGGAATAAGAGGAGACTAGCCGTATGATATGCCCTGTAAAAAGAAATTTGATAGAAAAAGAGAGAGCGCTAGAGCGCATTAACGAGAAAATGCTAGACGCGCGTAGAGCTTATCTAAAAACGAGAGCCGGTAAGAATAGCCTCTTTATACTAGATAAGGTCGTAGTGGCGTACTTGGAGCAAGTAAGACGTATAAAGCTAGAGCATTTAGATACTCCGGAGAAAACACTAAGCGAGTATTGTCGTAAGAACGGTTGTTCTATAACGCAATTTACTAGAGAGATACTCTCCCGCAAAGAGCAAAGCGACATCGTGATAAGAGGCCTTAGTAGATACACTAAGAACGTAGGGTATTACGCGCAAGGCGTAATGTCGCTAAAGATAGAGGACTTAACGGTTATAGATATGTCGATATGGAGGCGTGATAATGAGTAAGGACGATTGTTACTTATCTGCCAAGTCGGTACAAAAACTCTACGATATGTCTAGTACGACGTTCTACGAGTTGCGTAAAAAGGGTAGGATACCGCCACCGCATTACCCTATCTCTAAGGATATGCCTCGCTACCTAAAAAGCGAGGTTATAGAGAGAATGGCTAAAACTGCTTAATTTTTAATCTATACGGGTTGATTAAATTTTAATCACCTGTATAAAAGTTTATCAATTTAACAAAGTCTTAACATAGGGCGGGTATAATCCCCGCCCATTGACGAAATAAATCGACAATAAAAAGGTACAAAATGACACAAAATAAGTTTAGAGCGTGGGACAAGAGCGATAAAAGACTTATTACTCACGAGCAAGAGTTCGTCCCTTTAAAGGTTACGAATATAGGCGTATTTCGCCAAGACTGCGACTCCGGAAAATGGGAGCTACTAGAGCGGGATAGGTTTATACTTACGCAAAATCTACCCTATAAGGATATGCACGGTACAGAGGTATACGAGGGAGACATCGTTACGTCCGGTATAAAGGACATAAGCGGGAAAATGACGATAGGCGTTATCACGTACCACGAGTCTACTCTAGGTATCGTATGCCTTAGTAACATAGTATGTTCTGAGTATCTAGGCTACTCCCACTCTCAAAAGATGGAGTTTTTAAGTAGGGAGTGTACGGTCATAGGTAACGTGTTCGAGGATAGCGAGCTACTGCCGGAGAACGCTAGGGACTACGCGTCTATTTTGACGCTTTTAGAGAGTCTAGGTAGTTGCTCCACCACTCCATTAGGCGCGACCGCTCCGACAAGTATAGCGCCTTGTTGTAGACGCCCTTAACGGAGTTCTTCTCTACGTGCGCTAGTTGCATTTCTATAGCCTCGCTCGGTACGCCGTGAATATGTATATTTTCGTGGAGTATCGTACTCGCTGTATGCCTAAAACCGTGCGAGGTCATTTTATCTTTAAAGCCTAGTCTCTTTAGTGCTACGTTTAACGTATTGTTACTTAACTGCCTTTTGGTACTCTGCGGACTAGGAAAAACATAATCACTATTATTATTTTTTGCATTGTTTAATATCTCTATCATAGAGTCCGTAAGCGGGACGATATGGTCTCTAGGTAGCTTCATCTTCTCGGCCGGTATGAGTATACGCTTCTTATCGAAGTCTATCTCGCTCCAAAGCAGGCCTCGTATGTTCGCCGGTCGTAAAAAGACGTAAGGCATAAGCCTAAGCGCCGTTTTGGTGAATATGTCCCCCTCGTACTCCTCTATGGCTATAAGTAGCTCTTTAAATAGCTTCTCGTCCGTTATATGCGCGAAGTTCTCCGGCTTATGCTTTGTAAGTAGCGTATCTAGGTCTAAGCTAGCCATAGGGTTATTTGTAGTGTACTGCTTCGTTACTGCATACTTAAAGATACGGTTTACGAGACTGCCGGCTTTTTTCGTAGCCGTCTTTATGCCTCTCGCCTCCATAGAGGAGAATATGTCTATAAAGTGCGATACCGTGATACTCTCTAGGTCTAGTCCCTTAAGAGTGGGGTAGAAGTCTCTCTCTAATAGTGCCTTGATGTCCTTTAGGTATCTTTCGCTAAGTTCCGGCCTCTTGGATAGGTACTCTTCTGATACCTCCCTAAAGCTCATACCGGAGCTAATCTCTCTAGGTTTTATACCTCCGGATAGTTGCGCCCTGTACTCTTCGCATTTTGCGCGAGCGTCCCTTAGTGATACGGCCGGATACTTGCCGATAGACTTCGTAGAGCTTTTTCCGTTAAGCGTATACCTAAATCTCCATAGCTTCGTATTGTTAGGCGTAACGAATAGCCAAAGGCCGTTACCGTCTCCTAGCTTATATTCTTTTTCTTTTGGCTTTAGTGCCTTGATTTTATTGTCTGATAACTGCATAGAGTTACTCCTAAAGTGGGTAGATTTTTTGTCTACCCTAATTCTACCCTTTTTTCTACCCTTTGTCGCTTAGGTTAGTATGGGGTAGATACGGACATCATAGGAAAGTAGTTTATCGAGTATAGCGTTATTTCCGGATAGTATGGGATAGGTACGGATTAGGCGAGTACAGAGAGGAAGTCTGTCGAACTTTTTTAGATAGCGCTCGCATTTACGAGCTTTGAGAGGAGGGCGATTTAAAATCTACCCTTAAATCTACCCTTTGTCCGTTTTGTGTCTACCCTTTTTTTATGGAGTTGTACTGTACGTACTTCTCCATCTTCGTAATAGTATTTCACGGCTACCAACTGCCTAAAGATATTATAGACTCTCTCTGTCGCTATTGCTTCTCTCATAATGAGAGTATTATATCATTTTAGCGCGATTAATCCAACCCTTTAAAAAACGGGTAAACCTAAGAGGGTATCTAGCGACTAATCTCTTATAGTGGCTTATCTCTTTTTTATCGTACTCTTTGTCGAACACGTCCTCGTCAAAACCGTTAAGCGCCTGTATGGTCTTAGAGCCTAGAACGCCGTCCACTTTTACGCCGATAATAGACTGAGCGAATTTTACGACCTTTTTCTTGTCCCCTATGTTTAGATAGAAAAAGAATAACTCCTCTGCCATCTTTTGAGACTTTATATAGTCTAGGTTTAACGAGTCCCAATAGAGAACGCGGTAAAAGTCCTCTACGTAACCTATAAGCTCTTTATCGTGATACGCCGACACGGAGGCCTTTACTCGGCTGTAGTGGTTTTTTACGATATGCCTATCTATCAAGTCCCACCCCCTCCAAGTAGGGTGCGCTTTTTTATAAATGCCGTAAAAGGTAAGACCGGTCTCGCCTTTGTTTTGGTGTAGCACGTTCTCCGGAGAGTTAAACTCTATCCCGTTAAAGCGATTAAACGCTTCGTTAAAGTTCGCCATCTATTAACCCCTCGTTTCTCTCTTTGACGTATGCCTCTAGGCGCGTGGCCTCCTCTGAGTAGTAGCGCTCTACCTCTCTTAATCTAGCGATAAGCGTAAAGGCCTTTAGCGTATTGTCTTTGTCTAGCCCTGTCTCGCTGTTCGTCCTAATGTCTACCGCGTCCACTTTGCTAAGGACTACGATACTAGGGCAAGGAGCGGGTACGCGCTTCTCGCTACAAGCTGTAAGTAGTATTAGGCTCGATATGAGTATGAGAAGTCTTGATAGTTTCATCTGTACGCTCTTTTTTGGTTTTGTTCACCTCTTGAAAGGTCTTTACTTCGTTCGTGATGTCGTTCGCCTGTATCTCGTCCTCTAGCTCTTCGGCTCTCTTTGCGTTCCTGTCTGCCCTGTACTTATGGTATGTACTGCGTCCGAATAGCGCTATAATCACTATCGCTAAAATAGCTATTATGTAGTCTCTCACCCCTGTAATAAAATTCATACTAACCCCCGTATACTTGTATACATTTTCGCACCACCTCAAGAGCGCATAGTAAAAGTGCGATACCTGCCACGTAGTAGCTATATTCTCTTTTTCTGTTTCTATTATTTAACACCATCATCTTTAACCCCTAGCCACGTAAATAGTTTTTGTCTAAGCATTTTTGGCGCGATAATGATAAGTAGGGCGATAATCTCCATACTAATAAGAGATGACATAGCGTAAAGAGCGATAGCTAGCTTACTGTCCGTCTGTAGCCCTAAAAACTCTATGGCCGGAGAGACCACATACATAGCCACAAACACTGAGGAGGCGATAACCGCTATAGCTACTTTAGCCGTCTTATTCTCCCCTAAAAAGAACTGCATAGCCATACCAAAAAGAACGGCTACCATCATTTGAACCTCGTTAAATATCTGCATAGCCTTTAGAGTGTATACGTTGTACATTTCGCGCCTTATCGTTTATATGATGTATAATAGCGCGTAATAGTGTCTAGGCTGTGGTTGTCCCGTATCTGTACTTATGGTAGAGCGTTACGGCCTTTACCAAAAGAAAAACGCTTATAAAGTCTATGCCTAGCTCTTTTAGTATCTCCTCGAAGTATTGGTCGGCCTTTTGATATTCTTCTAGGTCGCATAGGTAGTCGTGTACGATAACCGCCGGTAGATAGTCGCTCTTATTCGGAGGAAAGATAGACCAAAATATACGCGGTATATCCGCTCCGTTCGTTCGGTATCCCTCCGGCACGGTTACGTCTTTGTATGTTAAAGTCTTATTGAGTTTATAACGGTCGCCCTTTAGTGGCGTTATGGATACGTCGGAGTATCTTACTCCCACTCTTTTACCTTGTTCTTATACCTAGTCAAAATCTGACCTACTGTAAGCGTTCCGTCTATGTCGTTATCGACGTCCTCTTGCGTTACCGTGTAATCGTATGGGGTAGCCTCATAAAGTATACAGTCCGCTACCGTTTCAAGAGCCTTTATTTCGTCCTCTTTGCTCCATTTCACTTGATAAAGCGATACCCCTTTAGCTTTTATAGCGGTTATGATAGTGTCGTACTGTTCTACTGTGATAGGTTGCATATCCCCATTAGCGTCCTTTACTGCCGGAAAACCGAACTCTTTACCTATCTGAAAGTTTGTTAAGTCGTTACGCCCACCGTCTACGAAGTATCCTAAGCCCGTATCTACTTTAGGACGTTCCGAATAACCGCTAAATGCTTCTTTTAGGTCTATAAGCATAGCTTCACGCACTTCGCTAATAGGCTTCTCTGTAGCTGTATAGCCTATGATAAATTTATTTCCTACTATGCCTCTATTCTCTACGGCGCTATAGTATCGTCTACTAGGTTGCCCTTGATACTCTACTTTATAGTATCCTAGTTCGTTTAGCTGTTCCTCTGCTATTTTGTCTACGTATAGGGTGCTATCCTCTGTATGTATAATCTGTAATTGCTCTATTCTGTCTATATTTGAGTTGTATAGTTTCATAGTCCGAAGTCTCCTTTTTCTGAATTGTAAATTACTTGTACTTGTTCTGCTGTTAAGACTTTGTTAAAAATTCTATCTTTTGATATTTTTCCGTTTAATGGATTTGCGAAGCTAGACAAATTATACTTAAAGCCACCTATGTTATATCCTGAATATAAAGTAGAGTCTTTACTTGATGTATCATCAAATGTTGCTGTATTTAGCAATACGCCATCTATATATACTTTTATTTCATTTGTTGAACTTCTAGTATATGTAAGGTGATACCATTTATTTGTCTCGGCTACGAAAGGTATGTTTGTGCCAAAATACGAAATATATGTAGATGAGAAAAATAATCTATTGAATCTTCTTGTTGTGTTTGTGGCATCGTGTACTACAAGCATAAATATCCCCATATTTACATCTAATGTAGTAAAATTCACCCAACACGAAAAACTAATATTTGATGGTGCATAAGGAAACCCCATTACATTATTCGATGTTCCACTCTTATAGTTATGTGATGTTGAACCATTATATACACCACATAAACCACTATAAGTCATATCTACATCTGTCATATCATACTGATTTCTATAGTTATCTAAACTATTCTCTGCAAGTGGATAGTAAGCTATTAAACCATCATCAATATCTATGTGTCTAAAGTTCTTTTCATAGTTGTATATGTCTGTTATTTCTTGTACGGATAGTATTTTGCTATATATTCTCATATTTCTTAATTTGCAAGAATTAACAGTATTTATTGTAATACCACTGGTATTTCTATAAGCATTGATAAGTGTAGATGTACTATTGAATGAATTATTTATAGTAAATGGGTTAGTAGAGTCCAATACACCATTTATATATATTTTACACTCACCTGCAACTATATCTAAACTAACAGTTATATGAGAAAACTGAGATGAACTTAAAGTTGCTACAGAGTTTATTGTTATTAGACTGTATGTTGTAGTCCTTAACTGAACAGTTACTTTATTTGTTGCTATAAGTATTTGGTATAAGGTTGTATCATCATCTCTATGCATATAAGTATAGCAAGTATTTGTTCCACTATACCAAAATGATAAGGTTAGACTATTTGGTACATCATCAGCTATAGAACTTATATCAATATAATCATTTACACCATCAAAATTAGCTACACTTCCAAACTCTGCATCATCTACATAAGTAAGCCCACCAACCTCTGTACCGTCATAAGCTACCCACATATCATTAGCTCTTGCTTCTGTTGTGAGTGGAGACCAAGTAACAACTTTATCCATATTGTATGTTTCATTGTGTAATGATAGTGCTTCATCATTAGAAATTTGTTTATCTATGATATAAAAATCACTAAAGTAAGAGTCATACCAGTATACAGAACTGCCAAAATCTATTTTTTGTAATGTTATACCTACACCATCTGTTGTACTTGTACTAAGACTATCTGTTCCTGTTAAAGTGTTTTGGAAAACACCATCAATCCATAGAGTAGCAGTCTTATTAAAGAATGTAACTGTTATAGTATGCCATTCATCTAATGTTACTGGATTAACACTGTCAATCCTAACTAATGAGCCACCAATAGAATTAACAATAATAGCATATACATACCCAGTAGTACCAACTCCTAACCTATATCTATATCCACTTTTTGCACTATATCCTCTTGTAGCACCAGATTGTACTTTAACTTTTTGAGATATTGTAATAGGTCTAGTTACTGCCGTATTATATACATCAAATGATGGATAATATATATAATCATTTACTCCATCAGATTTTGCACAACTCCCTCTATCTACATCAGATACAAAAGCTACACCGTTATACTCTGTACCACTCTCATTACCGCCTGTACCCCAAGCATCTTCTGCTGTACCAGTCAAAGGATAGTGAGCTACAAGTCCATCTGTTGTAGGTAAAGGTAATGGTTTAGGATAGTACCCTTCTGCATATAGAGCATCTATGAAAGTTTGGTCTTTTGCTTCGTTATAAAATCTAAAGTTAGACATAATACCCTTATGTGGATAGCTTACTAAGTCTTTAGAAATACCTATAGCTACTTCTGCTGTATTTAATTCTACAGTAACTGATGTAAAAGTATCTTTTACACCATTTATATACATCTCTAAAACTTGTGTTGAAGAATTAAAACTAAGAGCAAAAAAATACATAGTAGCACTACTAGGAGTTATAGAACTTGCTTTTGGAGTACCACCAATAAATGTTGTAAATGTATCTTCTACATAATAGTACGATAAAATTGCTCTACCTGTACCTGTCCCATCTTTTGCGTGTGCTATTCTATAATCAGTTATTTTATCACTAATAGAAAACCAACCACTGATTGTAAAACTATTCCCTTGATTATAAACTGCTGATGGTAAAGTAATATAATCATCTATACCATCAAACTTAGCTATATCCCCTTGAAAGTCTATCCCATTAAATGCTGTACCATCATAAGTACCTGCTACATCATCTGCATTATTGTTAAGCAGATAATGAGCTACAAGACCTTGTGATAGGTCTACTGTAGGTAAAGCGCCGATACCATTAGAGCCTTTAAGAAAATCAAGCATTTGAAGCCTTAACTATATAAACTGTTGAGCCTACTATCTCGTAGCCAAAGTAGCCTAGTCCACTCATTCCTGTAGGGATAGTGCCTAACCAAGTAAACCCCGTCCAACCCGCTACGTTTTCCGTATCCGTAATGATAATGCGACCTCTTTGTATCTCGTTAGCGTCTAGCGTAGGTAGAGTTCCTACGATAATATTAAGAGAAGAGCCTAGCGTAACGATATGGTCTACCGTAGTGTTAAACGGTATCGTGTTTGACGCTTCTACTGTCTGCGTTACAGTCTGCCTAGTGGAGAACTTGTTTTTAATATTGCTCTTAGCCGTGTTAGCATCGTAGGCTTGAACTGTTACGCCTATATCCGTAGCGTTTATTTTTGCATCTAGCGCCGTTTGTAATCCGGCTATGTTTGATATTCCTAGCGTGTCTAGCGTGGACTTGTTCAGCTTAATGAAGTTTACTATCTCTTGTATCTCGTCTAGCGTTGTATCGTCGCTAGATAGCATAGTCGTTATATTGTCTATCGCTGTCTTTAACACTAACCCTTGATTAGCCGATAACGGCTTATCTATATAGGCGCTTAGTAGGTTATCTACTATTGTGACTTGCGTTAGTATCTTATTGGTATCGTTAGGCGTACTGTCCGCCATTAGGCCGACTATCTCCTCTATAGTGCTTCTATCCTCTCCTAGTAGAGCGTCGGTCAAGTTAGCCATAAAATACCTCTCTGTATGAATTAATTACGTTTCCGGTAGGTACATATTCCCCACCGTCTCCTAGTGTATACTCTCCATTGTCTGTGACTACAAACTCGCCTAAGTCGTTTATAATATAATCAAGAGTACCGAACACCTCTAGCTTTAAATTGGCTCTCCATATAGAGCTTACTTTTTCCGTCTCAATATCGCTTATAAATTTAACCAATAGCGTAGGGTTTGTTAGGCTAGGCTCGCTACCAAAAAGAGGTAGAGGTATAACAAAAGGCTCTAGCCCATAGTTGCAATCTGTTAGCCAAAAGTCGTATAGCGCCTTTAGCTCTATATTGCTATTGGCTATTAGGTTAATGTTTATCTCTACCTCTCCGGTTACGGCACGTCCGCCCAAGTATTTTTTGGTAGATACGTGCGTGTTCTTCATAGGAAACGTAATAGTAGGTAGTGTATCTATGTTATAAATTGGTATTGCCATTACACTATCTCCTCTAGGTTAAATGTGTAGGTCGCCATTCTGTCTATATCATTTCCTTTTAGCTTGTTTTGTTGTGAATATCCTCTTATACGGCCTATCTTTCTAGTGGACGCGAATATGTTTCTGCCGTTTGGCGCTTCGTTTTTTGCATCTGAGCCGTTCATAACTATAAGTTTAGCTCCTAGCGATGTCATAAGTCGGTCTACTCTGTCGTAGTCTGATATTGGAACGTCTACGCTTCCCTCGTATTTTGATATTTTTGCACGCTCTACATAGGCTATATTCCCGAACTCGTCCTCGTCCAATACACTTAGGTCTTTGTATGAGCTTTTTAGTGTTAGGTTTGTAAAACCGGCGTCTACACTTTGCGCCAATATAACATTACCTAAAGATATGCTGTCTCCGTGAAGCGTAAACTCTACGGTAGAGTCCGGCTCTAGCGACTGCGACGAGTAGTATATCGCGGTAGTGTACCAATTCTCTAGGTTTCCGTCCGCGTCCCTAGAGCTATCTATCGTCTTTGTAAGTTGTGTGATAGTGTTTCCTATGCTGTCTTTAAAAGTAACGTCTATAGAGTCCGCTATAACTCTGCCTAGCGCCAAAGTATCAAATCGGCCTAATCCCCTTACGGTATACGTCATACTTGTATCTTTTATAGCAGTAGTGTAGTTTTTTTCGTCAAAAGGTCTAAACTTCATTAGTTTTTCAAGAAAGTAAAACCCTACGTCCGTAGGCGCTTCTATTTGAGCGAAAAACTCAGTAGTAGCGGTAGTATATTCTACCGGAGCGTCTTTATTCGTTCTACCATACACGCCGTCCGGCCTTACTGTGATATTCCTAAACGAGTGTGCGTAGTTCTGATAGATGCTAGAGGTAGGGACGATAGCTTTTTCCTCTACGGTAGAAATTTGTAGGCTCTCTATGATGCTAGACTCTACTTTTGATATGACCGTAGTAGTAGCTACCGGCTCATAGTACACCTTTAGCTTAATAACGTCCACTAGCATATATTGACCGTAAAAAGCAGATGTATTTTGCGTCTTTATCCCTATGCCGAAGTCCGCGCTCTTTAAGTATGCCGGAGTTAGTGCTAGTCCCCATAGGTCGGTACTTCCTCCATAAGATACGCTACTCAATAAAGTACCCCATAGGTCGCCCGTAGACTTGTCGTCGCCTACTTTTGTAGACGCTCCGGAGTATATACTTATAGAGTTGTCCCTTGTTATGTCGTTCTTGTCGTAAGACCTACGCTTAACGATTAACTCGACGCCCTTTATGATAGCGTCGTCCGGTATCGCGCTTAGGTTGAATTTAGCCAATAATAGACCTGACGTTGTAGATTTTGAAAGATAAGTGGACGTATATACCCCGTCCTCATTTGATATATTCGCCAAGTTAGCCCAAGTTGAAGCTGTGGCCGAGCTAGCGTTTATGTTACCTGTATTCAACACCACGCCCGTATTTGCTACTGTAGCCTCTACGGTATGCTCCCATTTATTGCTAGTATTCTTTGCGATAGTGTGCTTTATAGTGTCGCTACCTATGACTTGCTCTACCGTATAAGGCGTATCCGGATACCCCGACCAAACTCCGCCTAGCTTTGCGTATCTTTGCGTCCAAGTCGTATGGTCTAAACTCGTATCAAAAGTATAGGCGTCCGGCTGTTTTGGTATCTCTCCTAGTACGCTAGAGATATACTTCATTACGTAGCCGTCCTTAAAAGATAGGTCGCCCAATACGTAAGTAGCTCCCGCGTCGTATTCGGGTATATTTATATCTTGTGGAGCGTAGTAGATATTGTCTCCGTATTGCACCTTAGAGCCTTTTGGGTAGTTCTGTCTAACTGTATTGTAGAACGTGTCCGTATAGTCCACAACGTCGGTATCTACTAGGTAAACGGAGGTAGGTACGCTTATCGTCATTAAATTTTTATCCTCGTAGTCTCTTCTAGTTCGCTTAGTTTGTCTTGAATAACCCTAAGCTCGTTTACTATATCCGTGTTTGTAGCGTCTTTTTCGGCATTATCTACTAATACTTGTAGATGCTCCATAGAGATTAAATTAAAATCCTCTTTGGTCGTAGCCGTGCTGTATGCCTGTTCTAATCTTAGCCTTGAAGCGTCCGCCTGTGATATAAGGCCGTTTCCGCCTATGGACTGCTCTAACATCATATTAGCGTAGTCGGTTTTACCCTGTGCGGTTAAAAAGCTGTACTTACTCATAAGGAAAGAGCTAATCTCGTCTAGGTATCCTCTAGTAGTCTCTCTTAGAGCTTCCCCTGAGCTAGTCATATCCGTAAAGGCGTCGTTAATACTCATAAGCTCCGCGAAGAGTGTAGCTCCCGCGTCCGTAGTGGTATCTATGCTCTCTACCAATGCTCTAAAGCCCGCATTATTGCTAGGCATAGTTTGACCTATGGAGGCGAAGTAGCTAGTCATTGTCTTTAGCTTCATTTCGTACTGCTCTGCGTCGCTGTAAAAGTTCTCCGTATAGCTGTTAAAACTCGCGTTAAACTTATCCAACCCTCCGGCCACGTCCGCGATAATGTTCGCCGTTCTCCAATCTACCGCCTTGTCTATTAGGCCTAGAGAGTGTCCTATTTGGTCGAAGTTCCTTACAACCCTAAAGAGTGTCTCTCCTAGTCCCTCTCCGGCCTTTTGAAATTCTTTGACCGCTCCAAAGTATTTCTCTGTAATGGCGTCTAACTGTGCGCTAAATCTGTCTTGTATCTCTTGCGCTACCTCGTCCGCGCTCATACCGGTAGTATCGAACTTCCCTATATCTATAATCTCGTTCTCTAGCGAGGATATAACCGTCTCTGTTACGTACTGTCCTGTCTCCTCTGAAAATCTCCTACCAAAGAGAGAGAATAGTCCTCTAAAGCCTCCGCCGGCCTTATTAAACCAAGTATTAAACCCGCTTGTAAAACCTCCGTAAAAGCCTTTGTAGATACCGTCCGTAGTGTCAGCTACCCACGTCGTTACCTCCTCTTCTACGGTAGTGCTTAGTCCTAGCGCCTCCGCCGAAGCTGTAAGGCTCTCGAATATCGCGATAGTTCCGTCCTGTATGTATTGGCTTACCATATCGGAAATATCGGTATATTTATGGCTGTACGATGTCTTTTTAGCTCCGTACCACTTTGTCTTAACTGTCTTGGTAACCGTATCAAGTACCGCCTCTACCTGTCCCTCCATAAGCGCGACCATAGAGGTAGCCGTAAACTCGATAGATGTACCGTAAAGAGAGGTAGACTTGCCTCCGAATAGCGTACCTTTTTTATAGGTGTCTTGAAACAAGTTCCCGCCTATGTCTATACCTGAGCGAAGTAGGGAGTTTTCAACACCTCCGAACGCCTTAGAGATAGTCTGTAGGTATCCGGTCATTTCGCGCGTAAGCTCTAACATAGGATATTGGACGTCTAGCATATCATCAAGAGCGTTTCTTAGCGTCTCCGAAGTCTTGCCGTTATCGCCCAATATTGGAGCGGGTTCTTCGCTGTCTCCGAATAGGCTACCGAGTAGCATACCCCCAAGACTTAAAAGCCCTCCGCCTAAAAAGCTACCAAAAGAGCCTAGCCCTCCGAGTATGCTGTTAAGGGAGGTAGAAAAGCTCTTGCTCATATCATCTAGGAACGGTTGCATAAGCTGACTAGATACACCTCCGAAAAAGCTATCGAAGCTACCCATTAGGTCGCCGTGTAACATAGAGTCAAAGGAGCTATAGAAGTCGTTAGCAAAGCGCTCGTTATAATCCTGTATCGCTTGCTCTCTCTCGACTAGCGCTCTATCCTCTAGCTTTTGTATCCTAGCTAGCTCCCTCTCTTTGTCTTTAAGTGCTTTGGCCTGTGCCTTGCTAGACTTCTTGGCCGAGTCCGCTACACTCCCGTATCCCGCTCCCATTTCGTCTAGTAATTTTTTGGCCTTTTCTTTTTCGTCGTTCCCTTTGGCCTCTTTGGTATTAAGCTCCGCTACTTTTTTGTCGATGTCGCTTATAATCTTTATAGCGCCGTTCTTACCGTCCTCGTTTATGATGTTCTCTAGTAGCTTGTCCGCCTCTGCTAGAGACTCTTTTAGGTTATTGTTAGACCAATCAGTATTTACGAGCTTCTCCGTGCTTTTGGTGGCCGTCTCAATACTAGAGACATATTGCCCTACGCTTAGGTTTATCTTTCCGAACGGGTTAGATACGCCTATATACTCAAAGAGTCCGCCTAGTCCGTCGCTCGCTCCATTTACTAGAGAGTTGATACCGGATAGTAGATAATTTATCATAGAGTAGAACGCTGTACCTACGCCGTCCACGAAGCCCTTAAAGCCGTTCTTTAGTGCTACCGTCATAGAGTCCCACCCGTCGGCTATCGTATTTATACCGTCCCCGATACCGGCCACTAGAGCATAGAATACGCTCTCTACCGATTTAAACGCGAACTTTACGCCGTTCCACATATCCGACATATTACCAAAGGCTAGTATAATACTCTTAATCCCGCCTATCACGTTGTCGCTAAATGTTTTCGCTCCCGCTTTGGCGTCTCCGAACGCTTCGCCTAGCCTGTCGCCTATGACTCCCAAGATGGCCTTTAGGTAGGTAAATAGTCCCGCGTCCATAAAGTCCTTTTTAAAGAGCGTCCATCTGTCCGATAGGTTAGACATCATACCGTCCCACGTTTTAGACTGCGCGTCCATAGCGCCGATATACTTCTCATTAAAAATAGCGTTAAGTGTGCTTTGGATTATGTCTTTATTGTTCTCTATGACGATATTTCTAGCTTTTCCGGAGCTATCCGACCACGCGTAGGTTATAGTATCTCCCTCTTTGGAGGCTTTGATACCGAACTCTTTTAGTCTTTCGTTCTCTCCGGTTACTGCGTCCGCCATCGCTTCTACGGCCTGTACGATGTCTTTACCCATAGCGCTAGCTGTATCTCCTAGCGTTCTAAGCGTCCCGTCCATAGGCTCTAGTCCGTAGGCTTTCATCTTGACGAAGCCCTCCGTAACTTGCGCTAGCTCGAAAGGAGTAGAGGCCGTAAAGTCCTGTATCCACGCCATAGACGCTTTAGCTTTTTCGCTAGAGCCTGTAATACTTGTAAGGGTTGTCTCGAAGCTCTCGAACTGTGCGGAGGTTGCTACAAAGCTAGCGCCAAAGTCGAACGCCTGTTTAAGTGCGTACATAGAGCCGACGGCCAAGCCTACCTTTTTGGCTAGACTTGCCATAGAGCTATCTAGGTTTCTAGTAGAGCTTTCTAGCTTATTGGTCGCTTTTTCGGCCTCGTTAGCTTCTCTTTTGACCTTGTTAATCTCTATCGCGCCGTCTTTATTGACTTCGATACGTACGTCTAATACTGCGGACATAGGCTACCTTTATGTTTTAGTTGTATTATTGCCTAAGAGTCCCGCTTAATTGCGGTTACTCTTTAGCTCGTTTACTAAAAAAGTGCCTATCTGTAGGAAAGTAGGGAGGTATTCTTTATATATGTCGTCTATATCTTCGCTCTCGTCCGTATGCCACCTAATAAAGTCTTTTATGGCGTCATACCTAAAGCCGGTAGCACCGTTAAAACTTATCTCAAAGGGACATAGTGTAGCGATATGGATAAAGACTCTTTCTCGTTCTTCTAGGAAAACTATCCTAGAGTCCGGCTCGTTCAAGTGAAACGTTTTCTCTTTTTCGGTAAGATGGTTTTCTCCTACCTTTCGTATGTTCTGAGAGAGCCAATCTTGTAGGCGCTCTAGCCTTTTGGCTTTCCCGCCTTTACGCCCTCTAATATCTTGGAGTATACTGTCTCGTAGCCTACTTGCTCGGCTAGGGTAAGTATCGTCTCTTTATCGTCGCCTCCTAGACATAGCTCGAAACGCTCTTTTAAGCTGTTATCTGCGCTATCCTTGTCGATGGTCTCCGAAAGAGTCTTTAACTCGTCCTCTAGCTTGTTATTGGCCGTAATGAGCTTGTCTACTGCTTTGTAGTCCTCTAGCTTCTCTTTTACTGTGATAGTCCTCTCGTTACGAGCGATAGTACGGCTAATATCTCTCATTCTATTAATTGACTTTAGCGTGCTTTCGTGCTTGTTTTTGGCGTCCGCCTGTTCTTTTTTAGTGTACTCTCTGAAAGTACCCTTTAGCTCTGTCTCGTTACCGTCTTGGTCTCTTAACGTAAAAGAAAATGGATTATTAAGGTCTAGTAGTATCATAAATTCCCCTTGTATGATATTTTTAAAATGTTCGTTATAGCGTGTTTAAAAAAGTGTCTCTTGTTTTCCTGAATAGTCGGCGGTACAAGGGGACGAAAACCGCCGGAGCTATGCTTACGCCATAGTTCCGAATAAGATAGAGAACTGATTTTCTCCTGTAGCGTCGCCCTTGAGGTTGAACTTGACCGTAACCGCCTCTTTACCGTTGATACTTGACTCCGTGATATTCTCTACCGTAGCTTGTCCGGCTGTGAGTCTTACCGCCTTACCATCTACGCTTCCCGCTTGAATAACTACGCTATGCTCTGTACCGTTCGCGAAGTCTGTATAGATAGACTCGTTTTCTTTGAAGTACGTTATCTCTAGCATAGAGTCGAAGTCTACTCTCTCGTAGTCTTTCGTATTGATAGCGTATAGCTTTTGAATTTCGTTACCTTGCGTAAATGTAAAGCTCTCGCCTTTGTACGCCGTTCCTGTAACCGTCATAGTATCCGTAGATTTAAGGATAAGTAGTAGGCTCTCGTCTATAGGAGACGCCGACGGGTTAGCTTCTACCACGCTCTCTAGTGTTGTGAAGCCTGATACTGAAACGGACTGAGTAAGAGGCTCTCCAGCTTTACCATTGATAGTAAGCGTACCAAGAGCGCCTGTTAATACTCTCTTAGCGCCGTCTCTCCATACTGCTACCTGTGAAGCGTCGCTAGGCTGTGTTTGGCTAGGAGTATAGGCTACGTCCGCTACCCCGATAGTCTCGGCCATACCACAAAGTTTATAGAACTCTCCCCAAGACGGAGGCGTGTCTAGCGCTAGTCCTGTCGCGTCGTTACCGAGCAAGTACCCGTCCACGTTAGCGCCGTTTACGTATACGTCGTCCATATTACGCCACGCTACCTTATTGCCTAGTTTCCCGTTTAAGTCTTTAAATGAGCCGTTAGATACTTCCGGCTGTAGTCTTACGTCCTCGTTACTTACAGATACCGCGTCCGTACCGGCTACCGTTGCGCCATATTTAACGGCTACGACAACCTTTTTAGAGTCTTTTAGTGCCATAGTGCTACCTTTTTAGTGTTTAAGATAACTAATAGTAGCGCGTATGCTGTGGAGGGTTGCGGTTAGCTCTAGGGGTTAGGGGGTTAGCTCTAGGGGTTAGCCGTTCTCCCAATGATGGAAAGCAATATCGACTATATTCTCGTAGTGGGTACTCCCGTAGAATTTGTTACCTCTTTGGCGAGTTACGAGTAGCTCGGTCTCTATCCTAAAGCCTCCGGTCTCCTCGATAATCTTCTCCTCTATGATGTCGGCTAGAGCGTCGGTTATCTTGTCCGGTATGAGAGCGTTAAGGCCATATATAAAGAACTTGTAGCGCCCTGTATGGTACTTTAACCCTGTAGCCGGTCTCGTCGTATCAAGAGGGATTACTTTCATTTTTGCGTAGGCGTCCTTTGTCTTGCCGTCCTCTCCCTCGAAATAGAAATAGACCTTATTCGCTCCTACGGTTAAATAAAAGCCCTCCGTATCCTCTGTTAGCTGAGATAGTAGCCACTTCTCGAAGTCTGTTTTTATTAATGCTCTCATAGCCTGTTAAACCTCTTTTGTAGTTCTCTTTTTGTAGCGTCCACTATAGGAGCGAAGCCGTCCGGTAATTGCTCCGAGCCTACCCATACCGCCTTACCGTTTATAGGTATCTCTCTTCTCCCTCCGTCTATGACGATGGCGTGCGGTGCGATATTGGTTATAACCCACGCATTACCGCTCTTTTTAGGTTGCTCCCAAGATAGCCTAAGCTCCCCGCTATCTACCGGAGAGGCTTCTACTAGGTCTCCCTGTAGATTTACGACCGCCGAACGTATAAGCGTATCTGCATTTTTGTCTATCTTGCCGAACTCTTTACCTATATCGTCTCCGAAGCTCATACGAGCGCCCTTAGATTACATTGATACATTACGATACCGTTCTCTAGCGGTAAGGCCTCCGAGTGGACGACTCTATACCTTTTACCGTTCGCGATAATCTCGTCGCTTACTTTTACCTCTGCGGTAGACATCATAGGCGCGTCTCCAACCTTTACCACTTCGTTATAATCCATAGATTTATAGACCGATATAAACGCCTTTATAGTGCTTTGCGTTTCTGTCTTGGACGTACCCGTAGCCGGATTATATTTACCCTCCGTAACTGATACGAGCGTAACGTCGCTTCCGAACTTGGCGATAAGTTTAGTCGCCACCTTTTTAAGCGTAGTATTAAGCGCCATAATTTTAGCCCTTTACTAATCGTAGCGTAGTATCTTTATATTTTGTTAGCAATTTAGAGACCATAGGCGGAGGTTGTTTTTTGCTCTTGCTTGTAGTTAAAGAGATAGAGCCTACCGAAACGGAGTCAAAAGCGCTTAAATCGTCCGGCGCTGTGTAATCCTCTGCTAGCATTAATATAGCGTACTCACATACGGCGCTCTTTACGTCTTGCGGTACTGTGGTCTCGTCCACTTCGATACCGTCAATAACTAGACCGCTTCTAGGAAACGATAGCTTTTGCGTAGCGTCGTATCTACTCCCTAAGAAGTTCATAGACTCTATCTCTCTCGTCGCTTGTATCAAAGAGGCGCTCTTGTCCGCTTCTGTAGCATTGTCCCACGTGCTAGTATGGAGTCTATCTGCGAAGTATAGCTCTGCGGTTGCTACGTCTAGGTATGCGTTGTCGTTTACGATTAAAGCCATAGTGTGAGTCCTTTTATAGATTTATCCATACCTCCGAAAGAGGAGGCATAGTAAAGCTACGCGAGTAACTTAGTTTTCTGTTTTGCGATATACGCTCGGTACTCTTCGTCTGTAAGCATTTTACCGGCTACGAGTCCGTCGTTATTTAGCTTCGGCTTGTCGTCGATTACTTCCGGCTCGATTACTTCGGTAGTCTCCGTAACTTCCGGCTCTGTGGTTTCTGTAACCTCCGTAGTTTCTGTCGGCGCTGTAGTCTCTGCGTCCGTGCTAGTGTTTACTTCGTTTACTTTTTCCGCGATAGCTTGCTCCAATTCTGCGATAGTCGCTTTAGTTGTGAAGCTGATACCTAAGTCCGTAGCCTGTTGTTTTAAGTCGTCAAGTTTTGCCATTTTTTAACCCCTTGTAAGTTTATTTTTCTGTAGTTGATGTAACCCCCGCATAGGGGGAGCGTAACCTAGTTAGTTACTAGGAACGCTAGCGGTACGTTCTTTCTGTCTACCACTCTATCCCAAGAGGTAGCGTTCATTAGTTCCGCCTGTGTGAAAGATACTCCCGACGGAGTTCCTGTCGCTTGAAAACCGAACGGGTGGAGCAACCAAGTCTTACGAACGATAAGCGCTTCCGTACCGCCTCCGTTACCCTCAAGAGCGTTTCTCTCTACCTCGACCGGTACTGTAGACATACCCTCGCCGTATCCGAACGCTCCGCCACCGAATAGTACAGTAACGTATTTAAGACCGTCTGTAGTTCCCGCGATTACCGGTAAGCCGTCGTCTACGATTACTCTTCTACCCAAGTATGTAGGAATTTCGCCTTTACCCTCTGAGTCCGGAATGAAGTCGATGTCGTTAGCGTCTACCATATCTTTATAGATTTTCGAGTGTACCGCCATCGCTTTAATTTCGTCTTGAGAGTCTCCCATCGTGAACACCGCCGAAGTGAAAGCACCTCTTGAGAACTTCGTAGACGCTGACTGAGACGCGATAGCTTCCGCTCCGATACTGATAACCATATCTCCGGAGTCGTTAGCGATATTGTCCGCCATAATACCCCTACAAGTAGCGATAACTCTACGTTGCCATTGTTTAGTAAAGTAAGACTCTACTCTCTCTTTTACTCTGTCTAGTGCGTTACCGCCCATAGCCAACTCTGCCGATAGGTCGCTCTGCTTCCAAGCCTTGTTTACGAACGCTTTACGTGCGATTTGCTCACCTTGCGCCAATTTGACCGGAGTAGCCGAGTTCTCGCTGTCGTCTGAGTAGTTCGTTTCGCTTGTAGCGTCTAGGTCTTTCCAAAATGGTAGCTCGGCGATTTTACCGTCTGCGCTAGCCAAAGCGTCAAGTAGAGGCGTTCTTACGATGATACCGCTCTCAAATAAAGCCGTTTTTTCCGGCGAGTTTACCGCTTCGATGTCTTGAAACACCGTTACGTCGATGATGTCTGCTAGTTGTGTTAATGCCATAACTTACCTCCGTTTATAGTTTGTTATGTTCGTCTCTTAGGCGCTCGTACTCTGACGGGTTAGATTTATGTAAATCTACTTTTTCCGCCGTAGACAAGTCCGCCCACTTCTTAGCCGTAGTAGTCCCTCCGTTCTGAGAGCCACCGCCTCCGTTAGTCGTAGCTTTGAATAGGAAAGCGTTACTTTCGTCCGCTTTGAACTGTTCTAGCCTTTGGCCTACGGTTATAGGTTGTCCTGTGGCGTCTTTTACGATAACGCCGTTTTGGTCTTTGTAGACTATCGCTCCGTCCTCAAGTGTTGCACCTGATTTAAGAGCTTCTACGACCATTGATAGAGCTTTTTCGTTCACCACGTTAGCCGTGAGTCCGACCTTAGAAATATCCACCTCTAAGAGCTTCTCGGTAAAGGCCTTATCTTTGTCGGCTAGAGCTAGCTTATGGTTGTCCTCATTAGCTTTTAGTAGCTTTTTAAGGTCGTCTATCTCTGCCTTTAGTGTCTCGTCGGTCTTACCTTTTTTGATAAGAGCCTCTACCGCTTCCGGAGTAGCGTCCTCTACTGTTAGCCCTAGTGCGTCCACTAACGAGTTTAGTTTCGCTTTCGCTTTATCCCGCGTCGATACCGCGTCTACGAATTTCGTCTCGTACCCGTTCAAGTCCGAAACGGTCTTGTCGAATTTAGGCTGTAGCGCTTTCGCCGTCTCTAGTGCTTTGTCCGTGTCTCCCGCCTCTAACTGCGAGATTAAGTCTCTAAAGTCCATTAGATACCCCTTGTTTGTTTTTTTGTTAGGCAAGTCCAAGCCTTGAAACAATTTTACGAGATTAGGGGTAGAGCCTTGCGGTTAGCCAAAAAGTAGGAAAAAGTAGGAAATTTTTACGAATTTATCAAAAACCCTTGACACCACAAGAAAACTTGTGGTAAACTACGTTAAATAAATAAGAAAAAAGGATTACAAATGAATACATATTTTAGAGAGTTCGAGACTACGGAGGCTTTGGTTTCAGTTATGGCAACGGGTACTAGATACTCCTTTAGAGTGCAAAGATATAGAGCTGATTATTCTCTACCGCATATCTCTACTTGCGTTCCTAAGAAGCTAGAGCTAGACGAGAACATAGGTACACGTAGCCTATGTAGTGTTATAGAGAGCGAGTTTAATCTTACTAACTGCTACGACTTGAACGATTGGAGGGCGATGTAATGAGAACATACTACGAGCAATACAAGGCGCTAGAGACCAACTACGACAAGATGCGCTTTTTCTTTAAGAACGCTATCGGCTTTAGAGATATGAAAGTAACTAAGGCTAAGGAGGGAGTATACGTTAAAGGTATCCTAGACAAGCAATACGCGGAGATTGACTACGACGGTCGCTTTATTCTGTTTTGGAAAGTAGTAGACGGAAAGATAGGACACGAGCCTATAAGAGAGATAGACCTAGACGAGTTCGAGGCGAACTTAAAGAGACAACACGACCTAATTAAAGGAGGCGAGTAATGGGTAGAGCTGAGTCATTAATATTCGAGGCGTATAAGTGCGGGTGTATCTCGCTAGAGGAGCATAACGTAGAGTTAGAGGCTCTACGCGCTGACGAGAAGAGAGAGCGCCATAATATATACACTATGAGACGCGTACTAGCGTCTAACGTGTACCATAACTATAACAATATCCAAAGCTCTAGTATGGAGGCGATACGAAGCGGTATAAACACGGCTAACTCTTTTAGTGCTGAACTACAAGCTAAAGAGAGCGCGTTTAGAGAAAAATACGGCCATAGCGCATAAGGAGGCCAAAAATGATAAGCAAGAACATAGACCTAAAGAGCAAGACAGTAGAGGAGCTAAGAGCGCTAAAGGCTAAGGCGGAGAGCGTCCGTCCTGTACACCTAAGTTTCTTAGTGGACGTATGCTACGAGCTAGGGTTAAGAACTAATCCTAGTACCGGTAGATAGGGGGAGTAGATGGAGCTTAAACAAATGCCAAGAGCGCTTAAAGGCGTACTATACGCCGGAGACCTAGAGAATACCTACTGTATGCTAGGTAAGCCTACCGGTAGGACTGACGACCTCCATATCGCTACAAAGTTGTTTAGAGCGCCGGTTAATCAATGGTCTACTAGATACGACAAAATGAGAGGCTACACGTTCGACTCTAAGCTCCTATGTAAGGGTACTCGCGAGGAGTGCATAGAGGCCATAAGACTAGAACTTGAGACAAAATAAAAAGAATTAACTAAAAACCCTTGACATACCAAGAAAACTTGTGGTAAGATAGCGGTATAAATTAAATAAAAGGACGGAAAAAATGGCAGTAAGAGGACAAAGAACTAGAGAGAGTATGAGTTCATCTAAAAAGATAGGTATGATGGTTTACGCGCATAGAGACGGGTACGTATTACGGAACGTAAAGCCTTACAGTAATTGGCTAAAGTCTGTTAGTGTAAGCGATATGAGAGCATACGCGGAGCATAACGGCGTAAAACTTAGAGATAAGTTCTCTAAGATGGATATTATCGACGCTGTAGCTAGAGACTTTCAAAGACGAGAAGCAAAAGAGGAGACTAAAGGTATGAGAACATTAACGAACGAACAACTAGACGTGGTAATCGCTAAGGCGGATAAAATCTACGACCAAAAGATAGGTAAGGCTGGGGACTACATCGCCTACCACGATATAGCGATGATGGTATGCGTAGGAGACGGACTGCTAGAGTATGTATCTCAATACGACTCTAGGGTTATAGACGCCCGTATCGAGGAGGTAAATAAGAACTACGACGACGACCGCGTAGACGCTGACCTAGACGCTTACTCTCGACGCTTCGACTGCGAAGTGTGAGGAGGTGCGAAAATGAATATCCCTAAAATTACACTAAGAGAAGCTACAAAGAGTATGAGAGGCTCTTTTGTAGTAAATGGACGCGGAGAGGTTTTCGAGTGTACTCACTTCGATAGTAGAGATACTGTACTTAGAAGCGTTAAGACCGGAAAAAGCAAAATGGCTAAGACTGCTACGCTAAATAGATACTATGAAAGAGCGGAGGCGTAATTATGGATACGATTAAGCTATGGATAGAGAATAGGCTAGATAATGAGATAGACAAGCCGTACGAGGAGGTGGCGAACGGCTTTAGGACTAGTTCATACTTTGAGCGCTACGTGTTCGAGACTTTTACGACTCTTAGAGATATGCTCTTGCTTTACTTGGCTTCTAAGGACGGAGAAAACGCTACTTTTGAGCCTGAGGACTTCGAGTCGTTTTATGACTATATGAGAGTGGAGGTTAAAAAATGGAGTTAAGAGAACTTAAAAAGTTCTACGATATGGTGCTTCTATACGACCAAGTAGGCGATGGGTACATACACGAGCAAGAGGATATAGATAGGATTATAAAGCTAGGAGATAATAGACACTTCGAGGCAATAAATGACGTCTATAACGAGGACTACGAGGCGTCTACTGCCGACGAGCTTATGCTAGAACATTTCGGACACGATACGGAGAGTCTAAATAAGTTAGCGGACGAGTACGGATATACTAGAGTTAATGAGGTCTACATAAATGTCTAAAATCAAAAACGAGGATATGAGCGCGTACAAGCTCGCTAAACACTTCGGTAAGACCTACGAGGCTATGCGCCAATTAAAGCGTAAATGGGAGGCCGAAAAAGCCGGCCTATGGATAGTCTACGTTAAGGCCTATAACTACGATACGGGGGTAGAAAATGATACGCTACGAGTGTAACGAGTGCGGAGAGATTATAGAGGACGAGTTAAAAGCGTAGCTCCCCTTTATCGTATGCCTCTCTCTCTTTTTTGGAGAGTTCGTTATATTCACTATAAGGCTCTCCGGAGTCTATGGCGTCGTATATCGCGTCTATTAAGTCCTCTTGGTCGTCCCATTGTATACCGATAA